TAAGCAATATAAATTGCTGCAGGGTCACCATCCTCGGCATCAATAACCTCAATAATTCTTGCTGTAACACCTGAAATGTTTCCGGTAAATACTGTACCGACAAGTGAACCGAAGCCATTAGGAAGCACGTACTGTGTAGTAATAAGCTTTGCAAATTCATATGAGTTATTTAAGACTGATTCACCAGGTTTTACAACGCCTCCTTCTTTGAAGACATTATTACCAAATTTGGTAATCTGCTGTTGCAGTATTGTTTGCATCTGTGTAAGTTCACGAGCTTGCAAAGGTCTGCCGCTATTAAACAAGATTCGATAGTAACCATCGCTGTCGGCAAAATCATCTTTATATGTGTTACTTAGAACCCGTGAATTGAGTTTACTTGACATATTCTAATCCTTAAAATTGAATAATAACTTTAACGTCTTCATTTTGTGCAATGCTTCTATCAACCGGAGATCTGTTATCAATAAACAATACTTCACCAGTTGAAGGTAATACTTCTGGTAATATAGCTGCTGAATCTACTGTTCCTTCACCGGCTCCATTTGTTTCTTCAATTAATTCTCCTGGTTGAAAAGCTACAAAACCAGTGGCATTCGTTTGGTGATAATATAGAATATCTGAATCTACTTCATCTATATATGCTTCTGCTAAAGTAGTTGCACCACGAATAATTTTATCTGCAGTAAATTGTGTAATAATCGCGCCAAGTTTCATAGACTTAAGCGCATTACCCGTTGTTTCTGTAAAGATTGAACCTGAATTACTTTGTATATCTCTTATTAAACCGACTTGTCTAAAATCTTGATTTACAATAAAGTCACTATCAGTTCCCTTTAGTTCTGCATGGAACATGACCGATGCTGATTTAAGATCTTCGCGTGGATCACGGCCAATACCAGAATCAGGTCCGAGTACTGCTCGTGCTGTAGCATTAAGTGTTGCACCTCCACCAGTAATTGAAATCGTGGGATTCGTATAACCCGAGCCATGCCCTGCAACATCACCGTTTGTACTATCATCCATACGAATACGAACAACTTGTCCCGTTGCTGAATCAATAGTAATATTAAAACTAGCATTGTTTCCATTAGGATCTGTAATTGTTGCAGTTGGAACACTCGTATAACCTGCTCCACCGTCTGTTACAATAATACTTAATATTTCACCGGGTGTTGCCGCATTTTGTACGGCGGCTTGTTTAAGCTGAATACCAGTTGAATTAGAATCAGTTGTGTCTTGTAAAAGTGTAGGCATAAAATTTGCTGATAAGAAATTATTTGCTCTTTCAGCACTAATTGTAAATAGGAATTTCCATACGTAACCATCAGCTTCTCTACGAGAATCAAGATTAGCATGAGTAGGTTGCTCAATAGAAGGACTTGCTGCGCCAGTAGCATCACGTCCAGTTTCTAAACAGACATAGACTTGACGTGATTCATTCATTATATAATACGGCAGTGTAGGATATCCTCCTTGCTGATCATCATACTGTGAGTAAATTCTACCAGATGACCATGTATTACGTGGAACAACGAGTGATGTAGCTTCAACTTTCTTTACAGACTGTAAGCTATTTCTAAATGCCTCAGTAGTAGTTGGAGTGTTAGTAGGTGTTGGGACCGTATCTGAAGAATCCCACTGCTCTGATCGTCCTATACCAATATAATACTTTCTTGTATCATTAGTAAATTGATCAAAGAAGTCCTGTGCAATTTGTCTTCTTAGTGCGTCTGTTACAATCGCTGGCATTTTCTATATCCTATTAAGTACTAATTTGATTTCCAAGTGCAATTCTTCTGTAATATCCCGCATCACTGTCGTAGACTGCAAGACAAGGTGCACCGGAATTACCGTTATTAACAAAAATTGTATTGCCATGTGGCACACTGTTTGGTACAGTATTTACTTCATAATTTCTAAAATCAATTTCTACTGCTTTGGCTCTTACATAATCAGAATCAACTGTTGCTTGAACATCCGAATCAGTAAATGCTGCTCTAGGTAGTGCAAACCAGCCATCGCTATCTTTAAAGTTAAAATCTTTTGTTGCGCTATTGTAGTGAACTGTACCTTGACCGACAGAGCCACTATTAGTTGAATTATGACCGAGCTGTATATAACCCGCAGGAGTATTCGAATCTCCGATTCTAATTTGTGGTGCGTTTTGGCTAAAGTGTACATAACCAAGACCATCAATTGTGCCAAAATTAAACTTAGGCGATCTTAGATTTACACTACTAGAATCTACAATTGAGTTACCTTTAAGGTCCATAGAATTTTCGACCTTAATATTTGCTTCAATTGGTCGACCAAATGTAATATTACTTCCATCATTTTTAATTGTAGTATCACCTAAGTGAATAGTTGAGCCACTTAAATATAAGTCTTTCCATTTACGAGCAGAATCGCCTAGATCATACGCGCTATCAATTGAAGGTACAACGTGACCAGCAATGGCTGTTAATTTTGTAAAGAGTGCAGAATCAGTACCGGCAAGTTGTCTAGCCTGAACATATGCAGAATCAATAAGAACAATGGCTTCAGCCGAATCAATTGAATTAGCTTGAACAATAAGTAGTGTGGCACCTGAATCCTGTGCAACACCAGTTCTTAATGCAATATAATCTGAATCAACTGTAGTATTAATAATATTAATTGTAGCTGCATTTACAACTGCACTAATATTTGTATCTAGAACTAGAGTTCCACTTGAATCGGGTAGGTTGATCGTATTATCTTTAGTAGGATTAATAACGCTTAGTGTAGTTTCAAAAGAATCTGCTGTACCTTCAAATATAACTTCATTACTATCAAAGGTAACACCTAAATTAGCAGCAGCACCAGAAGTAACTTGCAGAGTTCTTACATCAGTGTAAAGTTCATCGAAATTATCGTTTATCTTATTGCCAGCAGTGCGTAAATCGTCACCGGTACCGTCATTACCAGTACTTCCGACATTAATAGTTTGCTTACCCATATTAAATCCTACAAATTGAATTATTGTTATTTATATAGTTTCTATAGCCCTGGAGTAACATAGTTGCCAATTACTGAACTGTTAAGGTTTTCTACATAACCAGGTTCTGCGTATGCTGCGCATACGACTTCATATTGTCTTAGATCCATTGTTTCATATTGATTATCAAAACTCATTACAGATGTATCCATAGTAATACCAGCTTTAGGGAACCCGCCCCATTCATCTAGATTACTATACCAAGTTGTAAAGTACTGCATGCTATTTGTCGCGCCACCGTAGAAATCGATAGTACGTAATGGATTCATTCTTTGTGGACAACCGTCAGAATCACCACCATCATCTGCAATAAGTATCGTTGCATCAGTCTCAGGTAAATATGTAAGTGCTGCTGATGCTATTATCTTTAACCCTGGATCTAAATCAGGGTTTGACGACGCCGTTGAAATAACAACTTGACCTTCGCCTTCAAGTACAGTTTGCGCACCTAAGAAAAATCCAGTAGGATGTACAAATCTGCGATAAAGTTGTTCCCACGTATTAAGTGATATAGGCGACTTAATCATTATTGACAGAATTTGGTATAATCTGCCATCAGTAAGAACAAATGCTTGCTCAGGCCCGATTGGATCAACTCCAACTTTTAATATAGATTCCTTTGGATATACTACTTCTACATTTTCTTGAAAGAAAGCTCTAAAGAAACCGTCTGCAGAATAAAGAGAACCTTTTACTCTAAAGAAATTACCAAAGTTTCTAAGCGCTTCTCTTGGAAATGTAAATTGAGTGTGTGATATTCCTAATGCAAGTTCATCAAATACAAAGTCAAGTCTTTTTAATGTAGCATCTTGCAAATCTCTTATTGTATTTAATTCAGCAACAGCACCGCCAAAGTTATCATCTGAATCTAAAAATTCGTAATAACCTTCTAGAAACTGTACTAGACTCGGATATGACTGCTGAAAATATTCAGGCAATGACTCTTGAACCAAGCTTTTTCTAAAGTTTGGATCGAACCTAAAATAATCTTTTTGCGTTTCGAAGGATGCCATTAGATACTAACTTGTAGATTTGGTGTCTGTCTGTCAATCCTTGCAGTTACCGAAGATCGATCAGTATCAAGCGCGAGGATATAATTTCTAAGTGGTTCAATCTTTGCATCACTTTGAGGTGTTATGTTTACTTTTAAAAATGATTT